CTTCAGCGTTCGGGAATCAGCGGTTGGGATCGGAATCCGACGGAAGTGATGCTTTTGGAGGCGGCGGAATACGCCGCTCGGCAAACGACAGCAGACAGTGCATCGAATCGGGCACACGGGTAGGTTGGTCGCACGGGAAGTGATGCGAGCCGGGAACCTCTAGGCGGCGCGTTTCAGCTTAATGACCGGTAGGTGTCGCCGGTCACCCTGGTAGCGGACTTGGAGTTCGAGCTTGGCTCCGGGCTGACCGCGGATGAGAGTCTGCGGCGCTGCACATCCGGATCTGCGAGGCCAACGCTGGCGGGGTTCGAAGCGCGGCGCCCGAATCGCTCGCCGACGGTGGTGGTAAATCTCGTCAGGGACGGCACTTCCGAGCCAGGTGTGAGGTCGGTGGCCGTTGTACCACGAGATGTAGAGCGCAAGCTCTTGCTCAATCGCTGCGACACGGAGCGGGACCACAATAAGACGCCGCGTGCACTCGCTCTTGATAGTTCGAATCCCACGCTCAATCACCGCCAGGCTTCCGTACTTCCCCAGCGCCCCGAAACGGTGCCGAATGCCCCGCCGGTGGCACCACCGCCTAAATCCCTTAGCGACGAATTGCGTGCCCTGGTCGGAGATGAGAACCTGAGGCATCTCTCCAGCCCTTTGGGAAGCGGCTTGGAGGCATCTCCGTACCGAGGCCGAGGAAGGCAGCTTACGATAAACCGTGAAAGCCATGACGCGCCGGGAGAAGTGGTCGACAACCACCGCGAGCCACCAGCAGAACGGCCAAACCTGAGGCAGGGCGAATGGAAGCCAAGAGGTCCAGAAACCGAGGGCGGTGGGCACCGTCGTAAGATCCACGTGCCAGAGGTGATTCGGTTTCCGGGCGGTGACGATGCGGAGGTTTGCCTGAGCGATTTTCCGCGGTTCGGGCCACCGCGTGTCCCGAAGCATCCGACGAATCGTCGTCCGCCCAAGGTGCAGACCTGCGCGGGCGAGGATTTGCGCCATCTTCACCTTCCCCAGCGTTGGGCAGAGGGTCCGGAGTCGCTTCACCAGGTAGGCGATGAACTCAGGAAACTTGTTCACTGGCTCCGGCAAGCGAACGAGAGCATCAGGGCCCTCCTCATCGAGACGACCCATCCACGAGGCGATGGTGAGTGGAGTTACCAAGAAGGCCCGGGCGGCCTGGGCAAGAGACCAGCTGCGAGCGGCACGAAGTTCGAGGATCGCAAGTCGTTCCGTAGGCGGATAATGGGGGCGTCTGTGGGCCTCGAGTTGCTCCATACGGGCATCCTTGATGCGAATCTCTTCTCGGAGCAACTGGATTTCCTGCTGGAGGCGGTCCCCCTCAGCTCGCCGCCGGAGTTGACCGTTCATGCTCTCTGAGGCCCAGCCCTGGGTATGGGCAAGAGAGGTTCGGGCTAGAGAGATGACCTGGACGACCGCCGAGCGGACACGCCGGGACCAGCCTCGGGGAAGTGGAAGGGGACGGTCCTGTGGGGGACACGGCATGACCAGCCTCCCGGAGGAATCCAAGGATAATGGGTTGGCTGACAGCTTAACGCATTAGTATGTAGAGGATTTCAGGAGGGTGCCCGACCCTATAAAATCGGTGGACCACTACACCCGGTCAGGACCGCGGGAGGCTCTCTATGGGATTGCGGAGCGGAATGTTGAGTTCTGTACTCAAGGCAGATGGCTCAGGACGTATGGTCTATTGTCCATTCGGAGCTCTGGGGCGATCGTATGTAATACCGTCCGAAGAAAAGGCAAAAGAGATTGCCCGCTTTATGTCATGGTTTAATCTTCAATGGCTGTTTGCTGTACCGATTGTTTACCTGACGTTGGGCTGGCAGTACTGTCTGTTCCTTCTGATTCCGATTGAAGCTGGAGTATTTCTTATCAAGAACGCGCGCTGGATTGCAAGCATGACGCCGTCAGAGCCGAGCGCGAGTTTGACGTTTAGTCAAAGCCTGGCGTTTACTGGCAAACGGTTTGGAGCCCCGTTGGTATGGATCGCATGGTGCTTCCTCGTTGCCTTGCTTGGGCTTGCTGTGAAGGTAATTATGCGGGACGCCAAAGTCGGTTCCATCCTCATCGGGATATGCGTTTCCTTAGGAGTTCTATTTGTGACTGCAACGTTAGTTGCCATGCGGATGCAGAGGGATGGTCCCGATCTGCCGCGATCAATGAAGTAGTGCACTGTTTTACGATAAGATGCCAGTGATGCGAGGTGTACTGGTACACTGAAATCTTGGGAGTCGTTTTGGTCTGCTCCGGTGTAGTGGTCCACCGAAATTGAGTGCGGCATTTTGGCCCGTTCCGCAGCTCACAAGCCCAAGTTCGTACTTCTGATCTGTTTGGGGGTCCAGATGTACCCATAGTACGAACCATGAAAAGTTCGTACTACCGATCTACTTGGGGAGCCAAACATATCCCTCCCACGAACCGGCGGGTCTCTGGTTAACAGCGGCCCGCCGGCGGGTTCCCGGGACATCCTCTACAATCGTCGCCGTTTAGCTATTCCTACCTCCCGTGGAACGATTGCTCTCAGGGGTGAGGAAGGCAGTTGCTCGGGACGGTGTTTGTCCTAGAATCGGTGGCGCGGCTCTCTATCTCTCCCCAAGATTAGGGGATGTGGGCGGCTGTGGCCGACGGATTGAGTTGCCTTTCAAACTTGAGAAGCAGCCCGAGTTATGTGGTTCGATCATTTCCAGTTGCATGATGGAAGGATGACTATGGAGAAGAATAAAGACCAAGGTGACCTTCGAGACGACCTAGAACGTCTGGAGGAAAAGGCCAAGAATCTATCTAAGAAGCTCGGTACCTCCGCTGAACAAGCTGGTTACATTGTTGACGCGGTAGGCTCTGTCACGAAGAGCTATCGGGGGGTAATGGATCTTCAGACGGACGAGGCTGGCATCTCCCAAGCGGTAGAAAGTGGTAAGAAGATTGTGTCGGGCCTCGAAGACTTTTTGGACCCTCTCCTTAATAGCGCAGATTCATTGAACAAGATCCTGGATTCCGGAATGCCGGTCTTCTCCACCGCGTCATCGGCGTCGGTTACCATGGGGAATTCCTTCTCAATCTTTCCAAGCCCGGCACGATTTATCCCTTGTCCGTTCCTTCCGAAATCCGAAACGGAACGGTATACAAATAAGCTCGAGCAGTTGGATCCATCTATCGCCAAGACCTATAAGAGTGCCTGGAGCCTCTATTACGCCGAGAGCCATGACCCTGGACGTCCTGCTCTCTGGCAGCTGCGGCAAGCGATTGACCACTTCTTTGATCTCTTGGCTCCGACACAGCAAGTCCGAGAATCACCGTGTTGGTCGCCAAAACCTACTGGTGACAGCCAAGCTGTTCACCGAAAGGAGAGGTTGCAGTTTGCTGCAGCGAATCGGGTCAAGGATACTCGACAACGTGCTGTCCTGATTGAATCGACGGATGAAATGCTACGTGCCTTGGAACGCCTATCGGCTGCCCACAAGCGAGGTCCAATCGACCATCAGCGCGCACGAGAAGTCTTTCTATCAGCGGATGACGTCCTTCGCCGCTGGATCGATGCGATCAGCGTATCTGCGCCCAGCTAATTCCCATGAGGCCGAAGTTCACTGCCGACCATCTGCGTATCAAGCTATTGGAGGAGAGAATTACTAATTGGACTGGTCGTGTGCCCAGGGAAGCTGGGCACGAAAGTAGGATGTCATGCAGGGAGCTGCCTCCTCACTGACTTGCACGGGCGCGGGTGTGAACCGAGCCACTTGCCTACACGGCATTGGATGGCTTCTGTGCCCGAATTGAAGGTTTTGAGCATAGAGGATGTGCTCCAAATCCACGGCATTCTTGTCGAGGATTTTGCTCGCTCGGGTGATCCGATTTATCCGCCTGGAGTCAGGAGCATGGATCTTCTCGCCTCCGCAGTTTCGAGGCAGGAGACCGGCCTCTCCGGTCGCATGAAATACCCCGACCCAGTCTCTAACGCTGCGACCTTAACATTTGGTCTTTGCATGGACCATCCATTTCACAATGGAAACAAGCGCACTGCGCTTGTCGCTATGCTTGTGCATCTGGACAGGAACCGGCTCACACTCTACGCTACCCGCCAGAAGGATCTATTCGACATGATCATTAGCGTCGCCGACCACAGTATCGGCCGGCGGAAGGAATCACCGAGGGAGGGGAGGGCTCGTCGTCGGAATCGTCGGGATTCCGACGAAGAGGTAGGAGCATTATCGAACTGGATCAATCATCGATCAGCAAAGGTTCGGCGAGGTGAGAGGCCCATCACCTATCGTGAGCTCCGCAAGATCCTTGAGGGATTTGGTTACTCGCTTCAGAATCCTAAGGGCAACCGTATTGAAGTCGTGAAGCAAGAAACCGTTGTGACCGGCCTCTTTCGTAAGAGGCAGAGGGTCGAGTTCAAACACATCGGGAGCATTGGTTATCCGGGGGATCACCAGGAGGTTCCGATCAAGGTGCTGAAATACGCTCGAAGGATCTGCAGCCTAACCGAGGAGGATGGGTGCGATACGAACGCATTCTATGAGAGCGCTGCAGTTATCGATACGTTCGTGAATCGGTACAGGACCATCCTTAGACGATTGGCTCGACGATAGATAGTACGATTGGAGAAGACCACGTTACTTGAACAAGCAGCAGACAGGGCTCGCAACGCACTGGCTCAGTGCCGATTCGGCGCGGGTGGGGCTGATTATTCCAGGATGCGCGTTGCTTAAGTGGAGATAGTAGATCATGAAGCGGCTCAACTGGAGGATCATCCTCAGCAACCTTGAGGAGGCCCGGGAACAGCTGGAGGACATCGAGCGGCGAACCAAGCTGAGACCACGCGTCTCGGAGGAAGAGTTACAGGTTTTCCTCCAGCACGTGTACCACCATCTGAATTTCGCTTGGAACGCACGTCGGGTAGCCACAGCTCGTTACGCGAATTTGACTGATGGGGAATTCCGACAGTGGGGTAAATATCCAAAGGAGATCGAGAAAGTGTAGAGGGCGGCTCGCTGCAATCGGGCCGGACAGTCTCTAGAAAATCGTACTAGTGTTGATCACCTCAGAACCCGGAGCCGGAAATGACTGGGTGCGAGCATGCATCCGTGCGCTGCCTGAACCACTTCGACTCCTTTCGCAAATACCTGTGTGAGAGCTGTCGTGGGATCTTCATGTGCGAATGCGAGCGGGAGCTCGCAATGGCCTTCCTGCCGCATCAGACACACCATGGTTCTGAATACGGGAGCAGGAAAACTTATCCCGTCACGGGCTTTGCTACGCGAATTTGCGCTCAATGCCGCGGCGAATCAGAGGAGCCTCATCCACGCGCAGCAATATACGGCCAGAAGGGTAAGGTGGAGAGGTTTTATTGGAGAGAAATCTTCAAAACATATTGTGTGTCGGTACGGCACTGGTTAGCCGAGCACGGCGAGCAGGCGAAGAGCATCGCGGATTTCAGGTTCAGATTCCCGAATGAGAGCCGCGACCTTCGGCGCAAGGCCAGGCACGTCTGGCTAAGAAAGCATCGGGAGAGCCCGAAATACGATATGAGGCAGAAGACAGAAGCCCAGTTCTTGGAGGAGGTGTCGGTTCCGATCCGAGAGATCGACGCCAAGTACATGCAGGTACTGAAGGGCAGCCAAAAAGTTGGTAAGTGGATTGGCCGCGACGGCACGCCCACTAGGGCGGACGTGATCGCGCAGGAGTGGTACGAATCGCAAGGTTATTTGGTTGTTCGGTCAATGCGAGAGCGCGGTTTCATTTCAACCTGGGTTGGCACATTCCTTTCTGAAGCGATTCAGAGTCCTCACGATCCGCGAGTCAGAACCGTCTATCGGGGTTCGACCAGGGAATGGAGAACGAAGAGGCAAAGTCTAGGTCCCATCGCTATAGCCCTGCCGGAGGACTTCGGGTCTGCTGAGTACTTCCTCCGGCGGCGAGACGCTTTGAATGCAGCGCTCTATCAGATGCGGTCGGCACCCGACCTGCCCAAACTGTTCGACATGCTGCTTGAGGGGAGTGAGGCGCTTCGGGATTACCTGTGGGTTAATGAAGACCGCGTTGTCATGGCAGCACGTGAGGCCATAACAGTATTGCCCCGCGAGGTAGTGGTGGACGCCGTGGAATGGGCGATTCAGAACTTCTGGAGTCGTCAGCCGGGTTGGCCTGACCTTTTGATGTACAGGGGGAGGGAGTATCTTTTTTCAGAGGTGAAATCTCCCCTCGATGAGCTGTCGCAGGAACAGATGAACTGGTTTCGTTGGGCCGTGGAGCAGGCGAAACTACCCTGCGAAATCTGTAGGGTGAGAAAGGTCACTTCTCCGCCGAGTGCCGAGCACTAATGAGGAGGTAGCCCATATGCTCTAGTGGGGCAAGAGCCGGACCCAGAGTTGCCACTGTGAATCCCAGCAGGCATGTGTGACGATGAACCGAAGGTCGTGCTCGTTGGTGGGGCTCTGCGAAAATGAGGCGAAAGGTGAGCACAAGATAAAATCCTGGATCATTGGTGAGAGCAGTATCAAATTCGCTATCTGCGTCATCCTCGCCCTCGTGACGCCAATCAGCCTCGCCGCCCCCGCCCAGTCCTTCAGCTCCCCTGACCGAATCATCCCGTCGATCTTGTGAGCGAGAGCCAGCAACCGGGCGACTCTCGGGATGTGAGCCGTTGGCTTCGCCGGGGGACGGCGCCGCCTAGGTTCGCATTCCTTCCGTAACTTCACCCTGTAGGTTGCGGTCGCCTCGGCGGCCCGGGTCGACCTACTCATCGGGTCTCCACCTGGGGACCGACCTCAGCTGCCAGCGTCGCGATTCCGGTGGGGCGAAAGGTGATGGCCAATTCCTCGGTTCTCCCGTCGTAGGCCACCTTCTCGATCAGAAGCCGCAGGACGCGTTCCTTCTCGGGCGTGTGGAGGACCTCCCAGATCGGGTTGAAGGCTTCGAGGGTTTGGGCGATTTCCTTCTCGTCCACCTCGCAACCCTGCAGGGTTTCCACTTGCCCGCGGATTTCCTCCCCCCGATTCTCCATGGTAGTCAGGCGCTGCTGTGCCTTCTCCAGTGCTTTGAAAAGCGCCTCACGAGCCCCGTTGGAAGCTTCGGACACAGCCCCGACGAGCCGGTCGACATCTTCCCTGGCCTTCCCAATCTCACCGGCGATGCGCCTGGCTTCGGCCTTCAACCCTCGGCGTTGGGCGGCAACCTGGGCCAGTGCCTGGCGGAACGTCTCCCGGCAGAGGTTCGGATCGTTTCCGATCGCCCGAATCTGGCCAATCACGCAATCCTCCACATTGGCAGCCCCGACGGACTTCGCCGGGCAGGTGTCGTGGCCCCGCTTCATGGCCTTTGAGCAGGTGTAGTAGCGATAGAGCCGGCCGTCCTTCTTCGTGTAGGAGGGCGTCATCGCGGAGTCGCAGGCGCTACACCGAAGGAGACCGCGAAGAATCGCACCTGAACGGTTACGAATGGAGGAGTTTCCATCACGGCTATTTCCTTCAAGGAGAGCCTGGACCTTCTCGAAGATGGCCTTGGGAATGATCCCCTCGTGCTCGCCGGGGAAAACCTCGCCGCCAAGTTTCATCTTCCCAATGCAGATAGGATCGCAAAGCACCCGCCGAAGGGTGACACGGTCCCACTCCGCCCCTTGCCGTGAGATGCCCTTCCTGGTGGTCCAGGATTTCCGGAGCCAGCCCCGGCGATTCAGTTCTTGGGCCGTCCCGACAAGCGACTGCTTTTCGAGGAACAGACCGAAGACTCCGCGTACTTGCTCGGCTTCCTGCTTGTTGACCAGGAGCTTCCCACCCTCAAGGACCACGTCGTACCCGAGGGGAGGCATCCCGCCGGTCCACTTCCCGCGGCGGCGAGCGGCGTGCATTTTGTCGCGCGTGCGGTCCCCGATCAGTTCGCGCTCGTACTGGGCGAAACTGACCAGCATGTTGACCATCATCCGGCCGTGGGATGTCTTGGTGTTGATAGACTCGGTTACCGAGACGATGGCAGCCCCATGGTCTTCGATGTACTCATGAATCTTTGCGAAGTGACGGGCAGATCGACTGAGCCGGTCGAGCTTGTAAACGAGAACGGTGTCGATGCGGCCCGCGGCTGTATCGGACATGAGGCGGTGGAGAGCGGGGCGGTCGATAGTCCCGCCTGAATAACCGCCATCATCGTACCGGTCGGGAATGATTTCCCAGCCCTGCTGGCGCTGGCTCCGAATGTAGTTCTCTGCCGCCTCGCGTTGGTTATCGAGTGAGTTGAAGTCGCGGTCCAGGCCCTCGTCGGTGGATTTCCGGGTGTAGATGGCACAGCGAACTGGGGCTGGTGAGACTGCCGCGACAGCTCGACCGTTCCGAAGCGCCCGGGCCATCAGGCCTTCCTCCTACCTGCCAAGCCGAAAAAGTAGACGCCATTCCAGCGGGTGCCGGTGATTTCCCGGGCGATGGCGGAAAGGGAGCGATAGGGTCGGCCCTCCCACTCGAAGCCCTTCACGAGGACAGCAACGCGGATCTCATGGCCGTGGTACTGACGAGCGATCGTGGAGCCGGGAGAAGGAAGACGCGGGTCCCGGATAGGGCGGCGCTCCTGACCGGATGCTGCACCCTGGGCAATGAAGGCTTCAGGGTTCCACTTCCGGGGTGGCAGGAAGCGGAGGTCGTCTGTCGCGTTCAGTTCGGCAATCCGAGCCTTGGCACGCTGGCTCAACCCGCCATACTCGAGTTCCTGCACCCTCCAAGCCAACCTGCGCCAAAGGTAGACGCGGTTGCAGGAGCGAGTCTCCTCGCCGCCGTAAAGCTGCTTCCACTTCTCCCTGAGCTGGGCCACGGTCATGCGCTGCAGTTCGGCGATCTGGGCTGTCACGCTGGTCGGCATCAGGGTTTCTCCGGGGTAGATTGCCGACCACATTCATCACTCTCTCCGCCTGGAACATCAAGAGAATAAGAGAGATTTTCAGAGCGGCTATCTGCTAGACACGTCGGCACATGCGCGGCTTGCCCGTCCCGGGCGGTCAACAGGCGGAGGTAGGCGCGGGCAAGTAAGCAAGCGAGCTCCCTTATTGCACTCGTCGTGCCGTCCTGGTGGTACGCCGAGGATCGGTCTGGGCTAAGCATATTCGGCTGCCCCTTCGCCTGGTCCCTCTACCGATAGGATTTCACCATCGAGCTGGGCCTTGATGCTTCCCAGCTTCTCCACCGTCTTCTTATCGAGCGACGGGAGACTCCAGAGGAACATCAACTCACGTGCTGTCCATACCCGGCCGCGGCTGATCTCCCGACCGGTCAAGACCTCCGCCTGCTCTTCTCCGGGAACGAACCAAAGGGTCTCGGGAAGCCAAGGGACCCGGATTTCGATAAAACGTCCCTCCCGCTCGAACCGGTCCAGCGGCATCTGCAGGATCCGAGCCTCGGTCGAAAGAGCGTTGAGAACTTCGCCCTTTCGTGCCGCCAGGGTCCTACGCACCTCGCTGGTCAGCGCTGTCCTGGGTGCAATTCGGATCCGGTCACCGTCTGGTTCGACGCTGAACCCGCTCTTACGAAGAGCACCCAGGAGCGCCATGGCGGAGGATTCAGATGAGTTCCGAATCATCATCGCTTCCTTTCCGGGCATTGTTACCCGGCTCTCTCCCATGAGGTTCTTGAAGTTCAGCCGTAACCCCTATTGAATCGAACAGGTTGGGCTGCTCGTTCAAGGGCTTCATTTGAGGGTCTTGAATATTCGGTGGAAGTCCTTCTGAGTGAGGCGTTTCCGGAGTTTGTTCAAGAGCCTCATCGGGTGGTGGGATAGAGTCGTTCGGCTCCTCGGTGGCGAGGTTCCACATCCAACTTCCTTTGCCACGACTCTGCCCTTCCGAGTTCACCCGGTGGGAGCGCACCCCGATCTTGAACCGTGCTCGTTCCAGGGTGGACTCCGAGATTCCCACCTTCTTGGCCTGCTTCAGGATCTCCTCGGCCGGTTGTGGGCCATCGGAGAAATGGGAGGTGAGGAACTCAATCGCCTCTTGGAGGGCTGACTTTTCCGACTGCGTGCCCTCCTGCCTATTGAGGTCGGATGGGTTGAGATCGCTCGGCCCAGTCCAGAAAAACTGTCCGTCTCGTAATTCGAAACCAAGGGAGGGACCAGCGGGAGCCAAGTTTGACTTGATATGGAAGATGACCCGTCGATTGGGATGTCGAGGGTCTTGGCCTACCTGAAGGATCGAACGAGCGGCAGCCGCAAAATCGATTGAGCCAAGTCCTCGATACAAGGCCTTCATTTTCGAGTCTTTGTTCAGGTGACGGATGAAAAAAGGAGTACAACGATACTGATCCGCAAGCGATGTCAGTCCGGCAAGGACCGCTCGAATTTCATTCGCCCTCCACATGTCGACATTTGCTCTTAGATAGGCTTGAATCGGGTCGATGACAATGAGTACTGCGGACGTAGAGACCAGCGCCGCTTCAATTTCAGGCAGATCGTCCAGGGTGACGCCGACGAGCTGCTTCTTTCCCGTACGTGAGTTGCGAACTTCGCGACCACGAAGTGTGAAGATTCGATTTAGATCAGCCCCCGCGGCCTCCAGACGTGGGCGTAGCGTATCGCCCAGGCCATCTTCAGCGGTGAGATAGATCACGTTCTTGGGTTCTCGGATTGGCTGTGGAACCCCATCCGAGCTGGGGAAGCCCCATCCTTGGGAAATCACTGCGCAAATATTTGTGGCCAACCAGCTCTTACCGAGTCCCGGATCTCCCTCCAGAAATGTCGGCTTGCCCAAGGGGAGGTAAGGAGGCCAGATCCAATCAACTGGCTGGGAGGCAACATCGGCCATGCAAATAAGCGACGGCTCCGCTGGATCCTGGCAATCAGCCGAGTTCGCTATGTCGGTCAGTTTCTCGAGGTCCCGGAGGAGCTTGTCGCCGTGATGTCCATGACTGGCGCGCTCCCCGAGTTTCCAGGCTTCCACCTGAACCACAGCATCAAGAAGTTTTTGCTCCATCCACCCGGAGATCCAGGATGGCTGAACGGGCAGACGCATCAATTCTTGGAGGATCACGAGCCACGAATCGGTGTCTCCACGAAGCGAATGTCGTAAGCTGAGACGTAGAGCCAGCGAGTGAATTTGGCCCTCACCCACTGGTAGCCCTTCTCTTGCCGTCGCGGCTACTTCTTCCAGGATGTCTTGAAATTGAGGAACGGCCGTGAGTCTTTCTCCACCGAAGAGCCGATGCCCGCGATCGATCAGCTTGGGGTCGCCAGACCGAATAAGGGCTGCGAGATAACCCTTCACCAACGTCGTATCTCTTGGATCTGGGAGTGTGTAGGTCATCGGCTCGCTACTCCCTTCCTACTTCACAGGGACTGACCGCTGCTTAAGCAGCTCTTCGATGTCCGTTGCATTGAATCGCGGTGCGCCTTCTAATCACAGGTTGTAGACCGCTGCCTTCAGGTCCTGAAGCGCGTGGATGAAGTCATTGGCACGGACCATTCCATCAGCGTAAAACTCTTGCACCAGGCACTTTCTATCGGCGCGATCCTCGAAAACGAAGGTCACTCGGCGACCCTCCAATAGACGGTCAACGAGGCGGAGCCCACGGGCTTTCAGGTACGCGCCCAGGTAAATATCGGTTGTGTGGTATCTATCAGGGGTGGGGTTCGGTGGTTGGTCTGCGCGCGTCTTCATCTTTGCATCCCCGGCCCGCTCGAACAGGGCCCCTACTGCTTAGGGATAGCAACGCCCTATTCACAACCCCCATCTGCAAGAATTTTCGAAGCGCGAGAAGCCCTTGATGTGTCTATGAAATAGCACTGGTTTCCGCTATCATTCCCCAACGGTAGAGTTTACATCTAGGATGAAAAGATGAATGTAGACGAAATCCCACCGCGGCTTGTCTCGTTCCCGACTTCACCACCCTTCCCAGTGAAGAAGATCAAACTTCTTGCGAAACCGCTGTGTCTCATCAAGAAACTGGACGGTGGTGGTCTGGATGGAGAGGAGGTGTTGCTCCGCCAGTTTGAATGGACGAGCAACACACAACGAATCCACACGAAACTTCTGGCGTTGCAAGAGCACTACGCGCACGCCCTGCACGAGGTGGGCAAGGACCAAGAGGCGAAGTACTGGTTGACCTTGCGATGCCTAGCTAGGTTCGCCAAGCGCTACCCCGCGATGCGGAAGGACCACCGCCAGCGTGATGCTATTCAGTCGCACGGTCTGCCTCTTAGAAAAACAGAGCCGTGGCGGGATGAACTTGCACCGCTTGACAAAGCGCTGCGCGGAGTCCTTACCGATGCAGATTTTGCTCCACCGGATCACCCGACCTTAGCGGCACTAGTATTCGAGGCCCGCTATCCGGACGGTTCCGCGATGCGCGAGTCTCCCGAAGGGCTAATCCCCTTTGTGGACGAAGTGTTGTGCCGAGAGCTTCAGGAAGGCGAGCTGTATATTCGGAGGTTAGAGCAACAAGGCAGGCGCCGGCCGGAGGTGGGACTACGCCTTCGTCAAATGAAGATGGTGGCGGAGCGAGTTTTCGTGTATCTGCTAGGGTTGACGTTCCTGGCAATTCATCGCCAGATTCGGGTGCACCTGAGACCGGAAGAGCAACGTTGGTTTTCGTTCATGTATCTACCCAATGCCAAATTCCATGGTGCGGTCCTGGCATTCGACCCCATTCTCGTGCCGCTCCTTAATCTCGAAGACGAAGAGCTAAGGAAGCCCTTAGTGTGTTTTATTGCGCTCGGTGATGAATCTGTACGCCACAAAGTGGAAGGTATCGTTCGAAGCTACCTGTACGGCTACCCCTCATACGCTGATGGCGTAATCCATCGGATGCGTGAGGCTGGGCGGGTCAGTTACAGGAGGGATGAGAACTGTATTGGGCCTGGCCTCGACGACCTCTTGCTAGAAAGGCGCCAGGATGAGCAAGCAAGGGTAGCTGTCCGGCTCGATTCCACCACAGTGGCCCGTCGAGCTGGGCTAACCCCTCGCGAAGAGGAGGTGGCCGCACTCCTTGACCAGGGGCTCAACGAAACGGAAATCGGACATCGGCTGAGAATCAGCCAGCAGATGGTGCACAAGCATTTGAAGAAGGCTGCTGATCGGATCCGCAAGCTCCCGTGAAATCTGGGCCCGCTACTGTTCTAATTGTCGCAGAGAGTGCATGGTTTCTACCGCTCGCTTCAGACTCTAATCCCAAGCAAGTCCTTTTGACTCCCTGTTCCCTCGAAAGAGAACCGCCCCGGCTGTGAAGCTCCGAGGCGGTGTGGTGTCTGGGCTACTTGGTTTTGGCGAGGAGTTCTTCGAAGGCGGGACGGTCACCGGATGCTGCAGCGAGTGCCGCAGACCTTACGAACCGGGTGGCCTTTCCAGGTCCGGCTGCTTTGTGAATCGCATCGCGCTGGGCCTCGGTCAATCTGAACGCGAATACGACCTGCGGCTCTTTTGGGGGTTTCTCTTTCTTCGACTTCGGCTCCTTCACAACCTGCTTCTGCTTGGTCATCGTGGATTCTCCATCACCGGGCACCTTGCTCGGCGTGAGGCAATGAACGCTCTTCGCGAGCGAACAGTCCAATGAATTCTTGGGGCTGGGCGCTCAAATCGCCTGAGCGAAAGAAAGGCGAAAGTTGTGTTACGATGGATTCAGCCCTTTCCTGGATAAGACGGACGCGGGGGAGTGTCCGCAAGCCGGGGGATTTTCGGACGGAGGAAGCCCGATGCAAATCGTCCAGGTCCCGATCGCGAAGATCCGATTCGCCGACTACAACCCGCGCAGGATTTCTGACGCCGATATGGCATCGCTGAAGCGCTCGCTACAGCGTTTCGGCTTTGTGGACCCGATCGTTGTGAACAAGCGCAGGGGAAAACCGTGGAAGGGGCCCGAGCGCGGGGCGGTGATCGTGGGCGGTCACCAGCGGGTACGGGCGGCGCGAGAGCTTGGACACAAGGCCGTGCCAGTGGTCTACGTGGACTTGAGCCCGGATGACGAGAAGCTGCTGAATTTGGCGCTCAACAAGATTGGCGGCGAGTTCGACTTGCCGAAGCTCGCCGAGATCCTCCGAGACCTCCGGAAGGCGGAAGCGGATCTCGGGGCTTCGGGCTTTTCACAGAAGGAGATCACGCGAGCGATTGCCGACGCCGAGCGGGAGCTGGCCGCGGGGCTTCCACCCGGCGAGGAGGATGTCCCTGAGCTGCCCCGGAAGCCGCGCACGCAACCCGGCGATCTCATCCGTCTCGGCCCCCATAGACTCCTCTGCGGTGACTCCACGAAGCTGGAGGAGCTGAAGCATCTGATGGGCGAAGAGCGAGCCGACCTTCTCTGGACCGATCCCCCATACGGTGTCGATTACGTCGGCAAGACGGCCCGGGCGATGACGATTCGCAACGACGGCCGGCAGGGACTTGAGGAACTCCTGCGCACCACTTTCGCTGCAGTCGACGCTGTGCTGGCATCGGGAGCCCCTTTTTACCTCGCCCACCCGGCGGGGCTGCCGGCGCTGCCCTTCTTGAACGAGGTGCTTCAGGTGGGATGGCTGGTGCGACAAAATTTGGTCTGGGTGAAGGACAGCATGGTGCTGGGTCACTCCGACTACCACTACAAGCACGAGGCGATCCTGTACGGCTACAAGCCGGGGACCGGGCGTTTGGGACGCGGGGGAAAGGGATGGTATGGCGGGGAGGACCAGACCTCGGTGTTCGAGATCGCGAGGCCCAAGGCATCACGGGATCATCCGACCATGAAGCCCGTCTCCCTCATCGAGGCGTGTGTGCGGAACTCGAGTCAGCGTGAAGACGCCATCCTGGATCCGTTCGGCGGCTCCGGCTCCACCCTCATCGCCTGTCACCGCCTGGGCCGACGGGCGTTCCTGATGGAGATCGACCCCCGTTACTGCGACGTGATCCGAGAGCGCTGGCGGCGCTTCTCTGGCCGACAGGAGGGGAGAGATGGCCGCGACCAAGTCGCGTAAGCCGGGGCCCGGGCGGCCCAAGGGGGCACTGAACCGGCGGACGGGCGAGATCAGCGCCACCCTCGACGCGGCGCACTCGGAGGTGACCCGCGCCCTTCTGGATGAAGTTGTGCCAGACCGCCAGCTGGCGCAGCTATTGTGGAAACTCGCTCTCGAAGGCGATGGCCGCGTCGCGACCTACCTCGCCGATAAAAAATGGGGAAGGACTAAGTTCGAGTTGGAGCATGGGGGCGGGACCTTCATGCTTCTCCTCGGCCCGCCCGGCACGGGCCTGTCGATCGAAGACTTCGAGTACCGGCCCGAAGGACGCGTCGCGGGCATGGAGGCCCAGGCGCTTCCGCCCCCGGGTGATGCCGTACCGGACCCATGACCGATACTCCGGCGCAGCCGCAGGGCATCGACATCTTCCGGGGCTTGCTGCCCCTTCCCACCCAGAAGCGCTTCCTGGCCAGTGCGGCTCCCTGCAAGGTTTACATCGGGCCATTCGGCTCAGGCAAGACCGAGGTGCTGTGCTGGCAGGCCATCCTGCTGAGCCACTGGTACGCTCCCAACCGCGGCCTGATCGCACGCTACACGTTCCGGGAACTGAAGGACACCACGCGCCGACGCTTCATGGAAATCGCAGACCCGCGCTTGGTGAAGCACGCTTCTCTGCCCGAGACCGGGGACGGGTACGTGGAGTGGAACGTGGGCGGGGTAACAATTTTCAGAAATTTAGAGAACCCCTTGCAGTTCGGCTCTCTGGATCTGGGCTACTGCGGCATCGACGAGATCACCGAAACCCCTGCGGATGTTGCCAGCCACTTGGAGGCGCGCGTCGGCCGTCACTGGACGAGGCGGGACGTGTGGCCGTACTCCCCGATGTTCGGGGTGGGGAATCCG